ACATGACTATTGAGACAGTAAAACTACATGAGAATGGTGGCTACCTAATCAACGGCAACATGTCAGTACCCAACGACCCAGCTAACAGAGACTACCAAGAGCTATTAGACTGGATCAACGAAGGTAACACCCCTGAGGGTGCTGACGTAATAGCTCCTGACTATGTAGCCCTACGCACTGGCCCAGATGGGTACGCTTCCACAGGCGACCAACTAGACATGATTGCTGATGGAACTCAAGCTGCTCACGTAGCTGCTGTTAAGGCTGCTTTCCCTAAGAGCATCACTGGAGGCACTACACTAGCTGAAGTACCCGCAGAGATCCTCACCGCAGCAGCAGACAAGCTATTCGCTTCGCAGCTAGCTGAATACAACACAGCAGTCACCCGACTAGCTAAGTATGTAGTAGCTGATGGACGTGAAGAGTTAACCGAGATGCAAGTTACAGGTGAAGAAGTCTGGAATGAAGATACTGAGGAGATGGACATTGTAGTAGCTTCTGTTATTACTCAGACAGCCATTGAACCAGTTGATGCTACAGTTGAGATTACGATATACTCTGATGATATAGAAGCAGTTGCTACAGTAAGCACAGTTACTAATCCGCTAATAACTACAGATACTACAGAGAGGGCAGAAGCTCAAGCTGTTGTTGATGCCACACCTGCAGCTGTCGTAGCTGCATCAGGAGAGTAAGGAATGAGCTACTTAGGTAGAAGTGCCAAGCTAAGTCGTAAGACGCAAGAGAAGGTCTCCTTCTTGGCTACAGCAGGACAGACGGTTAAGACAGGTCTTAGCTATGTATCTACCTTTGTGGAAGTCAGGGTAAACGGTATCATCCTCACCGATGTCACAGACTACACTGCTACTAACGGTAATAGTATTACCTTTGGAATAGCATTATCTTTGGATGACGAAGTTACAGTAATCTCACTTAAGACCTTTGTATTAGCTGATCACTATAGTAAGACAGAATCTGATGCTGCTCATTACACTAAGGCAGCCTCTGATACACTAGTGACTAATGCGGTAAATGCTCTAGTAGACTCATCTCCTGCAGCTCTAGATACTCTTAACGAGTTAGCTGCTGCTCTTGGTGATGATGCTAACTTCTCTACTACGGTTACTAATAGTATAGCTACTAAACTGCCACTAGCTGGCGGCACTATGACAGGCGACACCCTACATGGTGATAACGTCAAGGCTAAGTTTGGTACTGGTGGGGATTTAGAGATTTACCATGATGGGAGTAACTCATACATTACTGAGATTGGTGATGGTGACTTAGTTTTACAATCTAATGGGGCTAAGGTTGGATTAGCTAGTAGTTCGCCATCTTTTGAGTGGATGGTAGAGGCTAATACTAACGGCTCAGTAAATTTATACCATGACAGCGCACAAAAACTAGCCACCACATCCATCGGTGTCGATATTAGTGGCACTGTAACGGCTGATGGGTTGGTTGTTGAGACAGGTACTACTTCAAAGATTACGGTAAGCGAGAACACAGGTAATGGTGTGGCTTCCATAGACTTCGTAGCTACTTCATCTTTCCCTAAGACTAAAATAGAAACAGACCTTAGTGCCGCGTCATTGACACTCAGTACCGTGGGAAACGATAGACTTAAAATAGCCAACAACGGAGACATATCATTCTACGAAGACACAGGCACAACTCCGTCACTACAATGGTTAGCAGCTACTACGGGTTTGAACATAACAGGGCGTGAAACTTCAAGAAGTGCTAACACATACGCCTTAACAGTAGATAACTCTGCACAAAGCAGTAACCTGACAGCAGCAGGAGCTATGAATGTAAAAGGCTTCTATGGTAATAGCTTAACAGTTAACGGACTTGGTGACGTTAGCCTCTACGATGACTCAGGTAACGCTAAGTTATTCTGGGATGCTTCGGCTGAGAGCTTGGGTATTGGTACTAGTACTCCAGAATCAGCTCTTCATGTGGCAGGAGCTGCGGAGAACGGGCAGGCAGCAAAGGGTGTCCATTTAGGCATGTATAACAGTTCCTACGGCATGATGGAAATGGTGTCTGCTGCTGGTGTGGATAGTTGGATTGATTTCAAGGACACTGATGATACGGATTATAGCGAGAGGATTCGAGGGGGGGCGGGTAATTTACAGTTACACACTGTAGGCTCAGAACGCATGAGAATAGACTCATCTGGCAACGTGGGTATTGGTACTAGCTCTCCTACAGAAGCCCTTCATATCTCAAGTGGCGGTCTATTGATAGATAGTTATATCCCTAACGCACCTGCAAGTGGCACATCTGGACTCATTGCTGACTATGCTGGAACCAATGCACGTTTTTGGTCACGAGGTAACGCAACAACTCGAGGTGGATTTGAGTTTAAATCACTAGAGAGCGATGGTGGTAATCAAATTAACGCTATGTCTATAGACTCATCTGGCATAGTAACCAAGCCGTATCAGCCTGCTTTCAACTCAACAAAGAGTGGTCATTATATTGAAACATCTGGTAATAATAAAATCACTGGGTGGTCTAATAACTTAAATGTTGGAGGTCACTTTGATTACGCGAATAATAAATTCGTTGCTCCTGTAACAGGGAGCTACCACTTTTGCTTAAATGCCATGAGTGGACAGACCACAGGTGATATTCAATTCAAGATATATAGGAATGGGGTAATATATGTAGGATCTAATAGTATGGCTCAAGGTGATGGCCCTTGGCGTCAAACAGTAGTGACTGCGACAATGGCATTGGCTACAAACGACTATGTTGAGTTTTACGCATATTCTAATATAACCTCAACAATACAACAGCTCTACAGTGGCACTTACTCACATATAGATGGCTACTTAATCGGATAACAAAGGAACAACTAATGAACATCACGATCACACTTACAACAGCACAAGAAAAAGCATTAGCTTTTGTTGCAGCCTCCCCACAAGAATGGGCAGAGAACGCAGTACACAACCGATGCAGAATTGCTATGGATGAGATTTATGATGCAGAGGTGGCTAGGATGACAGCTGACCCTGCTATTACCTCTATACCAGCAGATAAAGAAGCAGTAGTCTTAGCAGCCGATATTCAGTCCGCAGCGGAACGTCAGATAGAATCTGACGCAGCACTAGAAGGAGAGTAGTCAATGTCTAAGGCAAGATTTTTAGCAGATCTATTAAGTGCTGATGGTGAAGTCAAGGCTAGTAAGGTTGATGCTCACTCTGCACGTAAGGGTTCAGTAGGCCGTACTGACTTAGGTATAGCTAACCAAGAGCAGTTGACTGTGGATAGTTCTGGTAACTTATCATTACCTGGGACTGTTGATGGTGTTGATATAGCTGCTCGTGACTCAGTACTAACATCTACTACTACTACAGCAGGTAGTGCCTTGCCTAAAGCTGGTGGTACTGTAACTGGTGCAACTACGTTTAATGTAGGCGCTACGTTCGGTGCAGCAATAAATGTTGCGGGTACTATAGTGGGTGACGATGGGCTTTCAATTCAAGGCGGTGCAGGGAACGCTTACTTACAGGTGGGTTCTAATACAGGAAGTTGGACTTGGAAAAACTATCAGTCTACCCATAAGCTTGCCTTAGAGGATTCAGATGGAACAGGTGAAGTACTAAGCGTTAGCACTGCAGGTGCTCTCGTAACAAGCCCTTCTACAGGGGGTCATGCAGTCTTCAACGAAGGTGGAGTAGATGCTGACTTTAGAGTTGAGTCTAATGCAAACACTCACATGTTATTCGTTGATGCTAGTACGGATAGGGTACGCATTGGTGGAACACCCGGTGGCAGTGCAGGTACAGCACCTCTTGTTGTAATGGGAGGTGAAGTTGGAGCTGCAGTAGGTGATACAAAGCGGCTTAACCAGACACATTTTGACTCAGGTGCAAACAACTCATTCCTTACTACCAGAGGAAGACGTGTCGTTGCGAACAACTCTTGGACGGGATGTGTTGTAGATACAGTGTTGGACATAGATAACACAGCAGCTATTTATAACTACTTAACGTATGGAATAAACGAACTAGTTGTTAATGACAGTGGTGGTACCTTAGACTTCCGCGTTGAATCGGACACCGCCACTCACGCGCTGTTCGTTCAGGGTTCAGATGGCGGTGTCGGTGTTGGTACTGGATCACCCGCAGCTAAACTACACGTGTACAATTCAGCTGGCGGTAACGCCACAGATAAAGCTAGCATGCTTTCAGAAGCAGTATTAAAACTCCAACCAAACGCAACTAACAGCACAAACCTTTTAGTTGCACAAGTCAATGGAGGTAATGGTGTAGGTTTACAAGTAACCAATGGACCTGCTACAGCTAACTGGGATTTAGCGTTAAGTCCGTTTGGTGGTAATGTTGGTATTGGTACTACATCACCAGCGGAAAGGCTTGAGGTTGAGGGCGGCGGTATAGCTATAATAGGTAACCACCAGTTCACTCAAAATGGCGTAGGTCGTAGAGTGTACTCAGGCAACATTGCAGGTAACGGAACAGTCTCGGTTACAGTTAATCACTCAAATGCGTCCAGTATGAATATAAGATGTGCTATGCAGCACTATGGTATCATGACAAGTTATGGAGCTGTGCATGAAGGGACATATGGCAATGGTTCTGGCGGGCTACATTCAGTGTTTGTACAGAACCACACAAGTGGAACTTCAGGTGGTTGGGTTATAGGTCGTGTTGACACTGACAATATAACAATATCAAAATACGCTGGAACTTATAATGGCGGTGGTATGTGGTACATAATTGTAGAAGGGAGTAACTTAATAGCATGATAGAATATTATTTATTTTTACCAGACGGAAGCCTTGCGCTAACCTGTAATGACACGGCAGGTCATGAGTCAGATATTGAAGCAAGATCTCTAACTGCAGTGGTAGGACCCCCATTGGATTGGGACTACACTTACACGTTGGTAGACAATGTTATCGCTAGTACACATACACCACAACAAGCACCGCCAGACTTAGGTGAGTAACAATTTAACCATAAAGGAACACAGTTATGCCAGTAACTTGGAAGATCACCAACGTAGAACACAACACAGATGCAGACAAGGGCGTAATTAACGCAGCTTGGACAGCATCAGATACTACAACCGTAGATGGTGTTGACCATACAGGAGCTGTATCAGGTATGGAGTCTTATACTCCTGATGCCTCAGCAGCAGGATATACTGCCTATGCAGCCCTCACAGAAGCTACTGTACTAGGTTGGGTTCACTCCACTCTAGGCGCAGCAGAAGTGACCCGTGTAGAAGGTAAGGTAGCCACACAAATTACAAAGTCGCAAACACCTCCCACAGCTTGGGATACCCCGTTTACAGCTTAGTAGTAACTAGAAGTTAAACTTAATTAAGAGGATTTACCCATGGGCGAGAAAAAAACAACTCCCATTACAGTAAACGATGTTGAATATGTATTTGAAGATATGACACCAGAGCAACAGGCTATGGTCAATCATTGTGCAGACCTTGATCGTAAGATCAACTCTACTCAGTTCAATTTAGATCAGCTGACCGTAGGTAAGGATGCGTTTGTTCGTATGCTTGAACACGCTCTGTTAGCCGTACCTGAAGAAGTAGCTGCATAATGCGTAAGGCGATATGGTTAGTCTTGCTATTACCTGTACTGGCTCATGCTGAGCCTATCGTGACTGACTCTACTACTAAGAGTACAGTTCACACTACAGGTGAAGTAACTACTACACTTAAGTCGCCTCCTCCTTCTGCCATATCACCGTCCCTTGGTGGTAGTAACTCTGACTCATGTACAGTCGGAGTGGCAGGTGCAGTTCAAACCCAGATCCTAGGTATCTCAGCAGGTACTACAACTCGTGACCTTAACTGTGAACGATTGAAAAATGCAAAGACCTTATACGATATGGGTATGAAAGTAGCTGCAGTATCAGTCCTATGCCAAGACCTTAGGGTCTTTGATGCTATGATAATGGCAGGTACTCCTTGCCCTTATAACGGTATTATAGGTACTGATGCTAAGATAGCTTGGGAGAACGATGAGGGTGCAATACCTAAAGAAGAAGCAATGGAAGAGGATGGTACCAAAAGGTTCCTTCTTGGCTTAGGTGGATCTCTACTAGGATTGTTGCTACTCTTATGAAGAAGCTAATTGCTGTAGCCTTGCTAGCTCTCTACGCTACAAGTGCTCACAGTGAGTATCTGTATGGGATTAGCGGTAACATGGCAGGAGCAGGCCATACGTGGGGTATGAATGGTATAGGCCCAGGTAATACTAGAGGTCTACGAATTAACGGAGTGTTCTACCAGTACACACCTGTTAAAAATACAGAAGACGACATGGTAGTCCATGTTAGGAATAAGAAAGTAGGAGGAGGTTACATCTTCTCTGAGACAGATGATTGGAGTGGGTTACCAGGAGGTATACCTATTACAAAGGGTTTCATCATAGATAACCTACCTATAGAGTTATGGGGTGATGGTTCTATAGATGTTGAAGGGACTGGATCAGTGGTAGATGCTAATGTAGTTTATAGCTATAAGTATAATAACGATTGTTTAACCCCTATGTCAGATCCTTCATGTCCTGGTTACACTGATGCAGTGTTAGGTATGATGGGTAAGATTGATGATACTGTCTATGACCCAATGGACGACAAGAATATTACGGATGTGCTGGAAGAGAAGGCAGATCTGGAAGAAGATGAAAAGCAGGACGAGGATGAAGACAGTGATAGATTAGAGAAGATACTAAGCAGTGTGGATGATTCAGCACTCTCTGCTAACGTTATATCCCAAAACCTATTAATGTATGCTTTAACTAGAAGCAGTAACATGAATCCATATTACGATAAGAAGTTAGCAGGTGGTGTCTACAAAGAGACAGTTGTTCTCGATGGAGGTAACCTGCCTGATAACAAGAAAGGCGCTAGAGCAGGACTGGCACAGCAAATATTACACACCAAGATGGTGGGTATGCAGTATGAACCAAAGGAATAACGTATGAAGAAGTTAATAGTATTAAGCGTAGCACTTACAGCTTGCTCACCAGCGTATGCAACAGAGACCCCAATAGTGGGTAATGTTCAGACTAGGTGTCTTATCACAACTGACACTAACGGTGTATTTGGTAACCCATTACCCGGTAAACTAAGTACAGCTTCTGCTGACGGTGGTGTTGTTCCTGTTGTGCGATATGACGTAACTCTGGCTGATTCATACACAGCTAAGGTAACTACGCCTACTGCGTTCAGCTCAAGCCCTACATTAAATGATGCGGTAACATGGACTGGTTCTACAACAGTTACTAAAACTACTGATGCTGGTATGGCTGCGTATGAGACAGGTAAGATACTATACGGTTCTACTACCCAGTACGACCTGACTATCGCTGGATCTACATGGTTCTCTTCTGAAGCATCTGCAGTGTACGGTGGCAGTAAGTCATTCCCTGGTGGTAGCTACACGGCACTTGTATTGGCTGAGTGTATTGCTAAATAATATTAGAGTACTGTTGTCTCTCATAATGGTTACACTCAGTACCCCTGTGTATTCACATGACATGACACCTACATACCCTACCTTTGAACAATCGTTTATGGTGGGTATATCCGTCACTACGTTGGAGATATTCAACAAGAGAAAGGATGTCTCGTACTATGAGATAGGGGTATTTACAGATGAGTGGGAGCCTATCCCATTCGTATCACAATATACGGTGATCTCTATGAGGTACTTAGATACAGTATCGTTTGACGTGTATGTAAGTCAGCTGTCATTAGATTCTGTTGAGTACATATGCTCTGTGTCACAACTACAATATGGTACTACGGTGTCATCAAAGATATGTTCGAGAGTTAAGTAATGGGTAAGCTCATACTTCTGGCATATGCTGTTTTTCTGGGACTACTGATGCTCAGCACTACTGTACTTGCGAGTAATTCACTTTCTCTGCAACTACCTAGCAGTGGTAACAACTATCAGTCAGATAAGTTTAAAGCAGGTGACCTGGATTGCTCTAACGCTATAGGTGGAACCATCAACCTAGAGTTCGGTATGACAGGTATCATTAACAATGCTACTAGCATATTTGACTCATCTAACTCCTCTCCTAAGTCTAAAGACCTTGGAGTGTACGCTAGGATTATCATGCCTTTGAATGCACCTGAGGAAAGGATCAACTGTAATACGTTGTACCTATTAGAACTACACAAGAAGCGTCTTGAGATCATGAAGCTAGAGACTGAACTAAACGCACTTAGACGATTACAGCTGGACGGATAGTATGGCAGAGATAGAGTACGGTGGAGTTAAGTTAGGTGGTAGTAAGCTGCTACTCATAGTACCACTTATTGGTACCATCGTAGGTGGACTGTATGGTGGTTTTGAGGCGTATCAGCGCTACCTGAGTATGGAAGCTAGGATCAATGAGTTCGTTACTCCAGACCTCTCAGATTACGATAAGCGTATAGCTATCATGGAGAACAAGTTCGCTGTCATAGACAGAGGCATTGCCTTAGTAAAGGATGAAATCTCCTCGATTAAAGAGAACACAGAGAAGCAGTACGTTACCATAAAGGACTTAAAGCAGTCTCTACGTGACGATATTGACCGTCAAGAGAAGATCATAGATAAGGTAGAAGACGACATATCAGGTATTGAGACTGACGTTAGGGCTACCATAGACACTGCTGAAGGCAGATTTGAGAGTAAACGTGATCAGTTGCAGAAGGATTATGTGCAGAAGTCAGACACTATTCGAGAGGATGTAGAGCGTAAGATTACTGATATGGAGACTAGACTGAATAAGAAGCTGCAGAGAGCATTGGACAATCCACTAGCCAACTAGTGCCAAAATTTGGACATAAGGTACTCTATATGTATAATAACTATACATTAATTATATTTACTATTAATAGTAACTGGGTTATTAGACGATTATGAATTACACAGCACTCAAGGAATGGGCATCTCCTAGGCAGATGGAGATACTAGACGCACTCATAGCAACGAACAGTCAGAGGTTAGCAGCAAAGCAATTAGGTATCTCTCCAAGCACAGTAGCTTCCTGCTTATTAAGGGTTAACTCTAAAGCAGCAAGGCAAGGGTATTCACCCACACATGATATGGTTCATACAGCGCCTGACACACATATCGTCAAGGGCGTAAGTAGTTACTACGATGAGAACGGTAACCTATCCCGTCAATGGGTCAAGACAGACCTTAAGAAAGGTGCAGAAGCTGAGGCCATTAAATCGTTTGTAGAAGGACTTGCAGAGGATCTAAAAGGTAAGCATACAATTATTACTAAACCCACTGATACTGATAGTGACCTTATGTCCTGTTATGTCATTGGAGACCACCACTTAGGTATGTTGGCTCACGCTGCCATCACCGGGGGTGCAGATTATGATATTGAGAAGGCTAAATCCATCTTAATAGATGCTACCCATACCCTCATTGCTAGAGGTGTTGATGCTACTACTGGTATGCTCGTTAACTTAGGGGACTTCCTCCATGCAAACGATGCTACCAACATGACCCAGAGTGGTAACATTCTAGATGTAGATGGTCACTTCAGTAGAGCATATGAAGCAGCAGGCTCTCTACTACGCCTCATGATTAACATGATGCTAGAGAAACATGAGAAGGTAGTTATCCTAAATGCTCGTGGTAACCACGACAGAGATGCTGCCCTATCATTGAATATTATGATTAAAGCTCTATACGAGGACGAGCCCCGTGTAGAGGTGCTAGAGAATGTATCTAAGTACGTGTCTTATACGTTTGGATCAAACCTTATAGTGACACACCACGGTGACCGTATGACCCCTCAAAGGGTCTATGAGCACGTCACACGGACGATGTCTAAGCAGTGGGGTGACACTGACCACCGCTTCTGTTGGATGGGTCACATACATCACAAGACCGCCAAAGAAATTGGTGGTATGATTGTGGAGAGTTGGAACGTATTAAGTCCGGTGGATAACTGGCACGCCGAGTCAGGCTATGGATCAGACCGATCTATGACCTGCGTAGTTCTACACAGTAAGTACGGCGAATATATCCGACATAAGGTTGGGATAAAGGAGCTGAATGATGTTAAAATCGGGCCAAACGTATTGGGGGATTCACATGGAAGCTGATGTTAGATTTGATCGGTTAGAAGCGAAGATAGATAAGCTAGCCGATGCTATGATTAAGCTCGTAGAAATAGACACAAAGATTGACGGGTTAATAACCCACAATGAGATGCAAGATAGGCGTCTTAATAAACACAGTGAAACCATTGATGAGCATGCAGTTAAGTTGGCCCTGGTCACAAGAACTAGTAGTGCTAATGAATGGTTTGTCCGATTACTTATAGCTACCATCGTTGCTGGTGTAGCTGTTGTCCTTAGAGGTTAACCATGTTCAAACTAGGCCAAAATTCATTAAACAACCGTGCAGGTGTAGATCCTCGCTTAATAGAGATCAGTGACCTTGCAATATCCATCTCTAATATTGATTTCGGTATCCCTTCTACTGGCGGGCTGCGTACCACTGAAGATCAAGCCGCATTGTTCACCTCAGGAGTCTCTAAGGCTGACGGCAGAAACAACAAATCCTACCATCAGTCGGGAAAAGCACTTGACGTGTACGCTTACGTTGACGGCAAAGCAAGCTGGGACAAGCTTCATCTTGCCTTGATTGCTGCAGCAATGCTACAAGCAGCAGCCCAGTTAGGTTATAGGCTTAAATGGGGCGGTAACTGGAAGAGTTGGCAGGATATGCCTCACTTTGAACTGAAGGATTAATATGGGTATCTTCTCATCAATAGTTGGCCCAATAGCTGACTTAGGCAAGACTTATTTAAGTGGTAAGAACGATATAGCTAAAGCTAAACAAGCAGCAGCTATTATTGGTCTACAGGCAGAAGCTGACGTGAAGGTTGCAGGTGTACGAGCAGCTAACAAACTAGCAGATAGTGGTCAGACTCAAGAGTTTAATCTAGACCTGGTAGCCATGAAGCAGATGGATAAGTCCTTCTTAGATGAGATTATGATAGCCCTGCTGCTGATTCCTATAGCAGCATCATTCATGGGTTACCAAACAGAGATAACAGCAGCATTTGAGTCATTCGCTGCTATGCCTGAGTGGTATCAGTATTTAGTTATTGGTGTATACGTTGTTAAGTTTGGAATGCGTGGAATGCTCACGAAGTTAATGTCCGGTAAGTTCTCCGGCATTAAGCTCAAATAGGCTTACAATTATAATATGTATGGTGTATGTGGTACGATACAGCAATTATTTTAAGGTATGGACGACATGTCAGAAAAGTTTGATGAAGAAGTAGTATATTCAGATGAATCATCTGATAAGAATCTGTACAGTGAAAGCACTGTAGAGTTAACTGAATGGGAGAATGCTCCCAAAGTAGCTGACTTGAAGGCAGACTATACAGAGGCACTACCTGCTCACCAATTACAGATGGCTAAGGTAAACACTTGGGTCGATAACCTCAACATTGAGGGCAAGGCTGCAATTACCAAGCGCACGGGGCGTAGCGCCGTAGCGCCTAAGCTAATTCGTAAACAGGCTGAATGGCGCTATGCTGCCCTCAGTGAACCATTCCTATCTACAGAGGATGTGTTCAATGTAGAACCCATTACCTTTGAAGACAAAGAAGGTGCTATACAGAATCAATTAGTTTTGAATAACCAGTTCAACACTAAGATTAAGAAGAATCGCTTCATTGATGAGTACATCCGGGCTGCAGTTGACGAAGGCACAGTAATTCTTCGCGTGGGCTGGGAATATGAAGACAAGATTGTAGAAGTAGAACGCCCTATTATGGAGCAGGTTCCAGTACAGGATCCTATGCAAGCAGCTCAGATGGCTGCTCAGGGCATCCCTCCATATGAGGAAGTGCAGACTGGTACTGAGATGGTTGAGGAAACTCAGATCGTTAAGAACCAGCCTACACTAGAAGTATGTGAACTAGACAATGTAATACTAGATCCAACCTGTAAGGGTGACATTGAGAAGGCACAGTTCCTAATTTATAGCTTTGAGACTGACCTATCAGGACTTAAGAAAGATGGTAGATATACTAATCTAGATAAAATTAATATTACTGGTAACTCATTATTAGCGGAGCCAGATCATGTCTCCTCTATTGAGGAAGCTGCATTCTCATTTAAAGATAAACCTCGTCAGAAGTTTGTTGCATATGAGTACTGGGGCTACTGGGACATTAACAAGACAGGTATCGTAGAACCCATTGTAGCCACCTATGTTGGTGACACAATTATACGTATGGAGGCTAACCCCTTCCCTGACCAACAGATTCCTTTTGTTATGGCTCAGATGTTACCTAAGCGTAACTCAAGCTATGGTGAGCCAGATGGTGCACTACTAGAAGATAATCAAAAGATTGTAGGTGCAGTAACTCGCGGTATGATTGATATCATGGGTCGCTCTGCTAACGGTCAGCTAGGTATCCGTAAGGATGCATTAGACGTCACGAACCGTCGTAAGTATGAACGGGGTCTAGACTACGAGTTCAACGCCCAGGTAGATCCACGACAAGCATTCCATATGGGTGCTTATCCAGAGATTCCTAAGTCAGCTGAAGCGATGATTGGACTACAGAACCAGGAAGCAGAGTCTCTAACAGGTGTTAAAGCGTTCTCTTCAGGTTTGTCTGGTCAAGCACTTGGATCAACAGCTACAGGCATACGGGGCACATTAGATGCCACAAGTAAGCGTGAGTTAGGTATACTACGTCGATTAGCTACTTGTATTAGTGAAGCAGGTCGTAAAATCTTAGCTATGAATGCTGAGTTCTTGTCTGAGGAAGAGACTGTACGTATTACCAACGAAGAGTTCGTTCAGGTACGTAGAGATGACCTAGCAGGCAACTTTGACCTTAGACTTACTATTAGTACCGCTGAGACAGATAATGAGAAAGCCCAGGAGCTAGCATTCATGCTACAGACTATGGGCAACTCAATGGATCCTTCAATGGGTCAAATGCTATTAGAAGAGATTGCCACGCTACGTAAGATGCCGGCACTAGCTAAAAGAATTAAAGAGTACCAGCCACAACCTGATCCAATGGCAGAAGAGATGCATCAATTGGAGATGGAGATGAAGCGGGCCCAGATTGCTAATGAGCAAGCTAAAGCCCAAGAGAATCAAGTTGATGTTCAGCTTAAGATGGCTAAGACTCGTAACTTAGAGAGTAAGTCTGACAGCGAAGACCTAACGTTCCTAGAGCGTGAGTCTGGAGCAGATGTAGACAAAGAGTTACAGAAGAAAGATTTTGATAGACGCTCTGCCCTTGATCTAAAGGCTGCAGAGAATATGTTAAAAGGTGGCGAGGCACCAGCAACCCGTATTTAAATTAAACCAAGATAACCTACAGGTAAAGCTGGGGGACACAAAGGTAGACTGAAATGAGTGAAATTGAGCAGATCGAAGTTAGTATTGATGCAGCGCGTCAAGATGTAGCTAAGATGGATGGTTTATTACGCCTTATAAAGAATAAGGATTTTAAATCACTAATAGATGATGGTTATTTTGTAGATGAAGCAAGTCGCTTAGTTATTCTAAGGGCAGATCCTTCAATGCAGGAAGACCGGGTACAGAAGAACATCAATGACAGCATCACAGCTGTTGGTCACTTCAGACAGTACTTGAATACGGTAATGCAGATTGGACGCATGGCTGAGCAGGGTATTAAGGAAGACGAGGAAACTCGTCAGGAACTATTAGCAGAGGAGTTATGATATGTCAGACTCCGAAGAAGTTAATATCCTTGACCTGCCCGATGATGAGATCAATGACGCTATTGCAGCAGAGCTGGCTCGTCTAGACACAGAAGAAGTTATTGAGACCCCAGCTGAAGAAGCTGACTCTGAGGTAACCGATTCAGTAGATGGTGACGAGGAAGACGACGATGATGATACAGATTCAAGTGACGAACCTGAGGAAGAAGCTGAAGGGGCTGATACAGCCCCTGAAGCTGATTCTGACGACGAGCCTAATGATGATCCGGACGGAGCTGAAAGTCCTGCAGAAGAAGATTCTGGGGATCCTGAAGCGCCTGAAGTTGACTCTAAAGGTGAAATAGACTATAAAGTTCAGTATGAAGCGTTACTTAGCCCGTTTAAGGCTAATGGTAAGGACATTAAGGTTGATACGGTAGAAGATGCCCGCTCCTTGATGCAAATGGGTGCTAACTACAACAAGAAGATGGCGGCATTAAAGCCTAATCTGAAGGTTGTTAAGATGTTAGATAACCATGGCTTACTGGACGAAGGAAAACTTAGCTACCTGATTGATCTCAGTAAAAAAGATCCTGAGGCAATCAAGAAGCTAGTGAAGGATAGTGGACTAGATCCATTAGATATTGACACAGACAACATTGCATATAAGCCCAACACTTACAATGTCTCTGATAACGAAGTAGCACTGGACGGGATACTCGATGATATTCGAGACACGAGCACCTTTAACACTACTATTGATATCATTGGTAATAAGTGGGACGAAACGTCCAAAGACATAATCGCCAAAGACCCTAATATCATTAAGGTTATCAACGAGCATGTTGGATCTGGCATATTCAAGAAGGTCAGTGAAGTTGTAGAACGGGAGCGAATTTTAGGAAGACTTAACGGTCTCTCTGATATTGAGGCTTATAAACAAGTAGGCGATGCGATCAATGCTAATGGAGGTTTTGGTGACCCTGTACAGGCCACTCCAACCCAACCAGTTAGTACATCCAAATCAAATAGTGTTAATAAGGCAAACAATCCTGTAGATCCAAAGCTTAAAGACAAGCGAAAAGCTGCGGGTTCTACAAAAAGTAAGCCTAGTAAGTCAAAGGCTCAATTTGACGTCCTCAACATGAGTGATGAAGAGTTCGAGAAGATGTCTGCTAGTAAGTTTGTTTAAATTACTATTTATTAAGGATGTATTACAATGAGTCAAACTTATAACGACCCAAAAGGTGGCACGGCCTCTGACATTGGTAGTCAGATCCGTACCGATTACTTCCACAAGAAAGCTCTTGTAGAAGCCGCAAAAGAACAATACTTCGGCCAGTTAGCTGACGTTACTGCCATGCCTAAAAACATGGGTAAGACTATCAAGCGCTTCCATTACATGCCTATCCTAGATGCACGTAACGTGAACGACCAGGGCATCAACGCTGCTGGTACTGTCATTGCTGACGGTAACTTGTATGGTTCTTCTAAAGACGTTGGTGTTATCGCTACCAAGATTCCTGCTTTGTCTGAAGCTGGTGGTCGTGTTAACCGTGTTGGTATGAAGCGTTTAGAACTTGAAGGCACTATCGAGAAGTTTGGTTTCTTCGATGAGTACACTCAAGAGTCTTTGGACTTCGATTCTGATTCTGAATTACTTCAGCACATCACTACCGAGTCTGTTAAAGCTGCTAACGAGATCACTGAAGATCAACTTCAGATTGACTTGTTGAACGGTGCTGGTGTTGTACGCTTTGCTGGTACAGCAACTACTCCTGCTACTTTATCTGGTGAGACTGGTGCAATCACAGCTGTAGATTATGACGATCTAGTTAAGCTTAGCATTGAGCTAAACAACAACCGTACGCCTAAGCAAACCAAAGTAATCTCTGGTTCGCGCATGGTAGACACTAAGGTAGTTAACGCTGCACGTGTTATGTACGTTGGTTCTGAAATGATCCCTGCGATCATGAAGATGACCGATTACCATTCAAACAAAGCCTTTATCCCTGTTGCACAGTACGCACAGGCCGGCAGTGTAATCCGTGGTGAGATTGGTTCAGTAGACAGCTTCCGCATCGTAGAAGTTCCTGAGATGATGAAGTGGGCAGGTGTTGGTGCAGCAGAATCAGCTAACGCTGGCTACTATGCTACTGGCTCTAACTACGACGTATTCCCAATGATGGTTGTTGGTGAAGGCGCGTTTACTACTATCGGTTTCCAAACTGATGGCAAGTCTGTTAAGTTCAAGATCAAGCACGTACGTCCTAGTGAGAACCATAGTTCTTCTGACCCATACGGCGAGACTGGCTTCTACAGCATCAAGTGGTACTACGGTACTATGATTTTGCGTGCAGAGCGCTTGGCAGTACTTAAGACTGTTGCTGAAATTTAAAGTAACGGTATAATATAACCTCTCCTTCGGGGGAGGTTTTTTCATATCCAGAGGTATCACCCTCTTTTAAAAAGGTAGAAGCACATGAACGATGAAATTGAACAAGATGTAGAAGATAACGAAATTCCTAGTGAATTAGACTCTCTACGAGCACGAGCTACCCAATTGGGTATTGAGTACCGTCATAACACTGGTGTAACCAAGCTGCGTAATTTAGTTAACAAAGCACTAACCCCAGAAGACGATGAAGAAGAAGTAGTAGTAAAGGCAGCTAAAGCCCCTCTTTCTAAGAGTCAGGCAATCGCTGTAATACGTAAAGAAGCCTCGAAGCTTGTTCGTATACGAATTACTTGTATGAATCCAAACAAGAAGAACTGGGAAGGAGAGATCTTTTCTGTAGGTTCGGCTAAGTTGGGTACATTTAAAAAATATGTACCGTTTGATGCACCAGATGGCTGGCACGTACCAAACATCATATTTGACATGATTAAAGAGCGTAAGTGCTCTGTATTTTATACATCTACTGCGCCTAGTGGAGCCAAGACTCGTAAGAGTAAGCTGGTACCTGAGTTCAGTGTTGATGTATTAACTCCTCTGACACCAGAAGAGATCCGTAACTTGGCTCGTCAACAAGCGCTAGTTAGCGACGAATAATAGGAAGATTATATGTATACCGTAGGCTCCACTGTTACTTTTACAATTACCCGTCCTCTATTAAAGAGTGGTGAAGTAGCTGCAGACGCTATCAGCGTACGTGCAGTGGATCCTGATGGTATCTTTTCTAGTGTTGCACTAACTACTGACGTAGTCCCAACTACATCTGCAGCGGGCTCTATTACGTTCTCAGATGTATTAAATAAGAAAGGTGTGTGGCGATATGAGATGCTGACGTCTACAAACGTAGCTCACGTTACGAATGTAAACGCAGTGACTGTAGACACCACATACTCTTCTACTGTTAAATTTTAAGGTACTTATATGCCCACTATTGCTATAACAGAGATAACTGAAGGAACATTGTCGGGTGCAGGTGTGTTCGATAAGCTTATGGCTTCAGTTACTGCCCACCTCACTGATCAATATAGCAAGGGCCGTATTACAGGTGCTGAGTACGCTACTGTGTACCTCGGTGCAGTTCAGTCTGCAATGCAACAGTCCGTGTCGTTTGTACTCGGTGAGCAGCAAGCAGAGATGGCTTTGACCAAATTAAACGATGACCTGATTAGTGGATCAAAGCAGCGTGAGGAGATTAACTCTCGTATCGTATTGGTAGACACTCAGGTACAAGAGCAGCTAGATGGTACATCGCGTGCCAATATCCAGTTACAAGATGCTTTAAACACTAGCCTTAAGCAACGTGTTCAAATTGATAACCAAATTGATTTGATCCATGTGCAGATGGCTGAAAGTGTTGATGGTACTTCTAGAGCTAACGTACAGCTTCAGGATGGTCTAGATACCTCCGCTAAGCAGCGTGATCAACTAACTAGTGCTGTTGCATTGTCTGCTGCTCAAGTAGCTGAGACAACTGCTGGCACTACTCGTAATGATTCCCAATCTACACAAGACCTGCTAGTTAAAGCACAGCAAGTGCTTAAGATGGGTAGTGAGAAGTCCGTGCTTGATAAGAAAGCATTGACTGAAGTGCAGCAAACTCTTCTAGTGACTAAGCAACAAGACCTGTATGTTGCCCAGAAGGATGGATTCGCACGAGACGCAGAGCAGAAGGCTGCTAAGTTAGTTAGTGAGATCTGGCAGATTGCTAAGGGTACCGATCCAAACGCATACGTTATCCCTGTTACAAATACAGAGATTGGTAACGTGCTGAAGAACGCTGTTAGAGGCACTGGTTTAGAATATTCTACTGCGACGCCATAACGGAGTAATAGATGGGTTGGACTAGAGAAGCACGAGCTCACACCTCCCCGGTATTTGGGGAGATGGAAGCAACCATCCCAACAATGCGAAAGGCAGTAATGACGGCCCATAGTAGGGGCCTAACAGTTGCTGCAGCGGTTAAGAGGGTGCTTATTAATAATAGGTATACCTCAGCCACTAGTTACATAAACAGAGCTAAAACCTCTTATGTACACAAACTCCCAACTATAACTCAGACTAGTCCTCTACGTAATGCGGACTACTTCCTGAGCTTGGCATTCCCAGAGGGCACCCCAACTATAACAGGCACCGCATACACGGTAGCTTCTGCTATGGATCAATTGGACGCAGTACAATCCCCTATAGGTACATATGATGCCTCAGTTCATTCCTACACTTACACAGAGTCAGGTGCCTCATTCACCAAGGTGTATTCCAGCGTATCTTATGTAGATGATGCAACCTTTACTTATGTAGAGACAATTCTAGACAGTGGCAGCACAGTTATTAGTACTACTACTAAGACAGGTTACAGATCTGTTGGGCACAACATAAAAGTAGTAAGATATTCCTATACCCACCTGGGCCTAGCTAAGGTAAAACTTTACACCCCGGCGGTGACAGACGCTCATTTATTCCACGATATATTTAATACGTACGCTAACTCAGATGACTTTGTAGCCTACCCAATCTACCCACTTATGTTGGATAGTGTGTTCATTGACCATGCTTCCCGTAAGGCTGAGTACGACGATGCCAAAGACTTACTCACTAGCTTAAGCTTCCCTATTGTAGGAGTGTTTGAGGCTATTAAAGAGGGTATACCTACAGATGTGGGTAATGAAGAGAACCATATAACAGACGTCTTCTTGTTAAACGCTATCAACATAAATTCTACTACACAGGCAGGTAGGGCTTACTTATTTGAGTTCTTCGATGCTATCTACTTGAATCATGTGGATCCTAGTACGGGTAGCGCTACGTGGTCTCAGTCAAACTACTCTGTAAACATTTCAGAGAGTGACTACAATTTTAAGTTAGAATTCGAGTCTATAACCAGTACAGTTGAGTCAGGTGTGCGAACTACCTATGATAGTAGTATTGTCGCTGGCCAGGTGTTCGAGTTTCAACAGCTAGAGATCAATGTACCAAGTGGGTCTATCACTGTGTACGCTCCTAGCGCTCCAGGAGCTACTACTCACCGCAAGTTAGTCATTGCAGGCGTCATTGCACATACTGTCGTAGACTACCCCTCTGGGGCCACTAAGACGGTTACAATTAATGTATCTACTGACGATACACATTTGGACTATGACAACTTCTGTATTCCTCTGATCCATGGAGTAGTAGCGCAGCTGCCTACCCTTGAGCTTAAGGAACAGGTGTTTGTTGAGAGCTTTGTAATAGTCAGTCACTCACTCACTGAATACTACCTAAAGTGGTATCAGGAGATCTGGCGGGCTATAAAGAAGTATGTGATTATTGCTATTACAGTGCTTATTGCACTTTATATACAAGATGGAGGAACGACTGCGGCAGCATTCTATGCAGCGTTTGCTACGGCTGTGGCTATTAATATGGTTCTAGAGATTGTCCTTGAGATGATAGATGATCCATACCTAAAGGCACTAGTGATACTTGCAGTGTCCTACTATGGCAATACAGCTGGTGGAGAGTCTGGTTTTGACTTCTCTACCTTTAGTCTCTCAGACCCAATGCAGTTAATAAATGTAGTGGGCGCTGTAGGTAACGCCTATCTATCGCAGCAGATGAAAGATCTACAGATAGATATGCAGGACTTCGTTAAAGACTCGAATGAGTTGTGGGAAGACCTTAAAGAAAAGCAGGACATGCTAGAGGAGACAGAGTACAGCGAGTTGATTGTGACAAGTATTCTTGCAGGTGTTAGTACGTATGAAGCACCAACCTCATTCTTTGCCAGGACACTTACACAGAACCCAGGTGTGCTGGTGTATGACCAACTAGAAACTTATTATGATAATAAACTAACACTCCCTAAACTTAGCCCAATGGAGGCAAGTTAGGTAACTATTCACATAGTAGCTATAACAATGTAAACTACTATTAATAATGTATTTAGGAGAATTTCAATGGCGGAATATAATACCTTTGGGCAGGGCATGGGCCCATTGCAGTCAGGTGGCGCTAACTTTATGTCCAGTGCGCCTTTTGCAAATCAGGCAACACCTCAGCAAGGTAGCATGGGTATGTCACAGTGGCAGATGCCGAATTACGCACAACCGTTACAGCCATCTCCTGCAGAGTTAATGCAGCAGCAGGCACGTGCTAACCAAGTACTCCCATATAAGTCAATCACACAGATGGCTGATACTACCAAAGGACAGAATACTCCTTGGGGTTGGGGTGGTGAAGGTGGTAAGGCTGCAACAGGTATTTCTGCGCTAACTGCAGTGGGTGGCCTATACCTAGGTAACGAAGCACGTAAACTGGCTGCCTCTGACCTAGACTTTAGACGTGGATCGTTCGAGAAGCAATATCAGTCTCAGCGTTCTTTAGTTAATGATCAACTATTTGACCGTCAACAGCGTCGTGAGCGTGAAAATGGCTTAAATACTGAGCAAGCAACAGCTGCTGCGGATAAGTATGTTAAGAACCGTGGCGTAGCATAAGGAATAAGTATTATGGCTTACCAATCACCCAAATGGACACAAATGACTGCACCGAGTGGCGCTACTTCAGTTAGTGCACTCACTGCAGCAGGCGACCTATTTTCTAAGGCAATGGAGTCAGCACAAACTGGACTCTCTAATTATGATAAGGGTGTGGAGTCTCGTCTACAGGATGATATTGATGTCAACACTGCAGATGTGCGCCGTCGGATTGAAGACACTACTAATCTTACTGAATACGGTCAGATTAAGAACTCCGTTACTGGTGTAGGTCTTGATGGATATGGTAAGCGTATTGACCGAGACCTACTTCGCTCATCTTACGATGCCCAGCGTGAGCAAGCACTTGCAGGTACTATGGATCGTGTAAACACTGAGACACGTACCGGGTATGGTGATTTCCTACAAGGTAACGTAAATGCCTTTGAGCAAGCTAGAGCATCTTTGCCAGCTGAATTACAAGGTTCTGTACGTATTGAAAACGGTAACCTATTAGGTACTGAGACACTGTCTCCAGAACAGCAGGGTATGTTTGCAGAGGCAGCTCGTGCAGGTGGCTATCAGGTGCCTGCCACATTTGCTGAGCAGAAAGAGAACTTCCTAACTAATATCTTAGGTGGAGCTGGTGGTCAGATGACCGAGACTGAGAAGCAAGCGGCTATTGCCTCCCACAAGAGTGTGATTAGTACCTTTAGTGAAATTGATGAGGCCCTACGTCCTGCGTACGAGCAAGCCAATAAGAACATTGATGAAGATTACCAGATGGATCTTCAATCACTAGAGGAGAACTACAACAGTACCTCCCAAATACTTGGTATCTCTCCTGCAATGGTTGCAGCTACTGTGGATAACACTACAGTGGATCAGTATATCAACGAGCAGTATGAATCAGGTACTTGGGAACCAGGTATTGATGCAGGTAGAACTCTTAAAGGTATAATTCGAGATATTGGTAAGGACGCTAATCTAAGTGATGCTGAACTAATATTCCTTATCCAACGTAACCATGAACAAGGTGTTCTTTGGTTTGACAACGGTGTGGACACAGACCAGCTTCGCAAAGACGCAGCGAATAACGACTTCTTGAAAGAGGGGTTAGCTAAAGTTGGTAGAGCTACTGCCTTACGTAAAGAGTATGTGAAAGGTAAAAAGAGCTTACGTAACAATCGTGATGGTCAGCTATCTGACGCTACAGCAAAAGTACGTAATGCCTCAGGTATTCAGAGCACCTCTTCTAATAAGGCTATTATTGATAGGCTTACTGCTGGTGGTAAACAAGCTGAAGCAGACGCCTTAGCTGCCTCACAAGCAGCGGCGCTAGCTTCTAAGAAAGGTACTGGCACTGGAGTAGTACCTAGTACAGCTACTACCACACCATTACCTAGTGCAGCTGTGATCTCTGTAGCAAACGCTAAAACTCTTATTGCACCTAACTCAACCGGCAGTGTGTCAAAAGCTGATGCCCAAGCAGTGTCTACGGCTCAGGGTGGTGTTCAAACCGCAATGACTCCTCAAGCTGCTGCATACGCACAAGAGACACTTGATAAGGTACTTAAGCGAGCACAAACTGCTACAGCTAAAACAGTTGCGCGTGAGGAAGACCTAGCTAAGGTGATGCCAGCAGATGGTCGCTTAGTAGATTTAGTACTTAGTCAAATGGAACCAGGTGATACTGAGCCTCATAAAGCCACTATTAAGCGGTTAATTAAGTCTACGCATAACATTCCTGATGAATTTGTTGATGATGTTTATCGACAAGCATTGCAGGCATGGGGTGCCAGTAATAAGTAATTCCTTGCTGATTAGGCAATAACTGAATACACTAAGGGGCATAATATGCCCCTTTCTCATATCTACAGGATACACCATGTCTGAGCAGGATCTACTAAACACTCCGCTGAACTCTCCGAATGCAAAGATGGATATACCAGCCCCTACTGTAAGTTTACCTGAGGCGCCACAAGCTGCCCCAGCGCCTAACTACTTTGAGGATGCGTTAGCTGTTCAGCAAGGTAACTATGTGTCTCCTGACCTGGTTGTAGAGCCTCCTATGACTAAGGCTGAGTTGATCGCAGACAAAACCGTAGAAAAACAAGAGAGACTTCAGCAAAGAACTCCCTATGATCCATTGGTAAAATTAGAAGAATACGATGAAGTTACTAAGCACCGTATATTAAATGGTAGGGACTCTGCTGTCTCTATGTCTGTAGATTCTGCTCAAAAGATGATTGGAGCTGGCGTACGTACGGTCGGTTCATTTATGGGCGAAGACTCTGTTGAGAGCTGGGGCCAGTCGGTAATTGATCAACAAGTTAGAGATATTGAACTTGGTGGTTATGAATCTGAATATGGTGGTCAGAGCTTACGTGAGACATTTGAAACACAAGGCATGGGCAATACGGTAGGACGCCTATGGGAAATGATGGGTGAGAACGTTGCTACATCAGGTGTTGCACTTGTAGGTGGTTTGGCAGCTGCTGCTACTGCCCCATTTAGTGTACCTGCTGCAATGTTAGTAGCTGGAGGCACAACCTTATTAGCTGGATCCATGGGTGTGGGTGAATCTGCACTGGAGATGGAAGATAAGGGTGTGGAGATCAATGAGCTTAAGGCTATTGGTGTTGGTATCCTTATCAGTGTTCTAGACCGTTTCGGTGCCGGCAAGGTCATACCTAAGAGCCTGCTATCTCGTATGACAGGTGATCAGATTGTAGATCGCCTAGTTAAAAAAGGTTTTATAGATGCTGCTAAAGGTGTTAGTAAGACTATCTTGGGTAAGGCTGCCTGGGAGTCAGGTACAGAGGTATTGCAAGAGACTGCTATTATCGGTGCAGCTGCTACTCAGGGAGCTCAGTACACTAAAGAAGAAGTTGTTGACCGCTTTATAGATGTAGCCTTTGTAGCTGCTGGTATGGGTGGAACAACTGCTACAGCGAGTGGTACTCTTGAGTACGCTCAAGCTGTTAAGAAGAGTGGTGGTGAAACTGCTATCGTACAGTCTATTAAGAAGACTGCAGGTGAGGCTCTAACTAAGGTACGTGAATCCCGCTTAGATGAGCGTAGTTCCCCAGACAGTCCGGTATATCAAGCAGTTAAGTACTCACAGGACACTGCTGATAAAATTTCAGGCACGCCCGCAGAAGCTAAAGAATATGTTGAAACCTTGTCTGACATGGTGGACGCCGCCACAATACATATGGAGGAGAACCCAGGCACAGTGTCTGAGGCCCTGCTTAATGATTTTAAGAAACTACAAGATATACAAACCAAGGTCATAGACGATGTTAATGTTCGTCAAGAACTTGGTGAGAACATTGATCAACAACAGTTAGCTATAGATATTGAAGAGATTGTTAAAAAGGGTATGGTAGCTGCCCTGTCACCTGAGAGCCGTGAAAAGCTAAAAGGTGGTGTACTCTATTCAATGAAGACAGATGATATTGTCACTGAAGAGCAAGCTAAAGCGTTCATTAATGAGTTTAAACCTCAGGGTGCAGAACGTGAAGTTGCAACTAACTACCTCAAACGCCTAAAGAGTATGAAGGAAGTTGGCTCAGATGTTTTAAGTGGTGAAGGTAACCTATTTGTAGGTGCCAAAACCCATGCACGAACTATACAAGCCGCACTACTTAGTGGTGATACAGAAGCAGCTACAAAGCACTTAGCTAAGTTTACTCAATTTGCTGAGTATATGAGGGTTAAGGCAGGTACGTTTAATGCTGTTTGGCAACACAACCGAGACATTGCTAGCAAAAAAACTGAGCAAAAGATTCCAGCTGGAATAAATATCATATCTCAAGACGAATCTGGACGTATTACAGAATTCACTCTAACTGACGTAGCCAAATATGGTATGAATGTCGATGGAGTAGGTAAAGTGTGGGACTCTGCTAAAGACGGGCAGATTAGGTCACTAGCGAATCAGATAACTAAAGAAAACAAAGTAATTGCTAGCTACTTAGCCCAGACCACTGCAGCAGTCAATGGCACAGGTACTACTACCGAGAGTGCTACGACCCAATCTACTACAGAAGAAGAGTATTTGAGTGGGAGTGTGCCTACGGCACCTGCTCCCCTAAGTCAGGAAGAGATAGATAGTATGGACGATGGCTCCACGAGCCAAGATTCTGTAGAAGAGGTTGCTCAGGTAACTGATGAGGACATATCCAAAGCTACTGAAGCTCCTACAGAGGCCCCTGTGGTTGAAGCAGTAGTTCAGGAGACTACAACTCCAATTGTTGAAGAAGTCGCTATAGAGCCTACAGAAGCTGCCCCAGTTAGTATCAACTCGTTGGGTAAAGAAGCTATCACCCTTAACAATGTTATTGAGGGGATGAAGAAGTCCCAGAAGACTGCTAAGGATCCATCTACATACGATGCACGGATTGCTGCCCTAGAAGCAGAGCTCCAAGTGATTATAGATAAGGCTGCAGCCAAAGAAGCTGCTCGTTTAGCTGATCCTAAGACTGCTCTAGAGGTCTATGACCTCTCTAAGTCAATACTCACAGATACCGAGATAGATCTTGATTACCTCAACGATATCTACCAAGAGAGTGTTGAAGCAGAGTACGTACAGTCTACTATATGGCCTACCGGTGAAGAAGAAGCACGGGAAGCTGGTAGAACTATGGATTCTGTACTTGAGCCTAAGAGCTCTAAGGAGATCCAGTCTGAAGAAGAAATCAAGGACACGCTAGAATCGCGTAACCTATTTAAAACAGTCCGCAACTTTTTTAAAGCGTTCAAGAAGAATGCTGCATTCCTTAAGATGAATAAGGCAGAGTTGTCTACTGTATCCACGCTTGCAGACTTTAACTCTAAATTTACTGCAGCCAGTATCCATATTATTGCTGGATTATCTAATAACTTAGATAAAGACAATATGTCTACTGTACATAAAGAAGGTACTGACAGGTTCCAAGAGAACCCAATGAACTACCTACTTAAGATGATTTCAGTAAACGGTGTATTCACAGGTTACCTGGATCCAAACATTCTAAGCATTATGGCTATGAGTGGTATGGATTATCTTGCAACCATGGGCACATCTACCATATACAATGACGACGCGGCTGTTAAGGCGTTAGTTGGATTAGACTCCAATGAGCAGGTATCTTCTTCCGCCCTACAACCATTCCGTAGAGTGGGTACCACTAAAGCAGCTATGGCAGACATCATAGGTGCCATGATATTTAAGCAACTGGGTCTCAAAGGTACTGCTATTGCAGACGAGACGTTAGAAGCTCAAATGATTACTGCGCTAGGTCTTACAACCATTGATATTATGGGAAAGATGGGTTTATTGACCCAATCTAGCAAGCCAAGGAATGAGTTAGATATTTTAAACCCAGACGCTCCTGTGGTACCTGAGTTAGTGAATTTTGTACGAGTTGCAGTTACTAAGAAAGAAGGTAAAGATGTTGTAATAGATAGCGTACGTAGCTATGTGGATAACTACTCCCTTAAGAATGGCTCACAAGAAGCTGCACTCAGTACGATCCTAGATTCACTATTTGGCATTACATCTAACAAGAAGTTCCCTTCGTTGAAGCCTCGTAAGGTACGTAAGGGTGCTACTTACCTACGTAGTGATGTGAAGATCCCTGCTAAAGTAATTAAAGATATTGAGTACGCACAATCTGTAGAGTGGCGCTTTAAGCCAGCTATAGCAGCACTACTTGGTGGCACTGACAGAGAAGCTACCATCCAGGCGCTAAAAGATATCTCCGGGTTCAAGTCAGACCTTAGTGAGGTGGCTACGTACTTCATGGAGAAGGCGATAGCAGATAACGATACTATCTTACGAGAGATTACAGATACTCTTACGTTCTTCGACATGATGGCTCTAAGCGGACAAGATCAGTTCCACTACAGCTATAATAGCTGGAATAACAGTCGTCATGGTATGGCTGAGTCTGCAGTGTCCCCACAATCATCTAAGTTGATCAGACATTTAATATTCCCAACTGACCCTATAACAGGTGAGAGTTTCTCGGAAGAGCTCTCAATGAATGACCCAGTTCACATGCAAATGTTTAAGGTCGCTATTGCACAGACACTGTTGTCTAAGGTAGCTATAGACAAGGACACACTTGCCACTGTAAACGACGAGTTCGAGAAAGTAATTGGAACAGGTAAGCCAATACGTAGAAACCCTATTGCTAATGCAGGTAGGGAAGTACGTGACGGTGCCAACCCAGTAACTGTAGCTGCCAAGTACGGACTTGCAGATACTATTTCTGTAGATGGTTTAGTGGCACTAGGTGAATACTATAAAGCACTTAAGGGTAAGTCAGATAAGTTTACCGTCAATATTGCCATAGAGACTGACGCTACAACCAGTGGATTAATCATAAGTTTCTTGAACACTGGCTTACGAAGCGAAGGTGCACTTAAGAAGTTAGCTGCAGGTGGTGTTTACACAGACAGAACCAGCTACGTAGAACACAATCAGGTAAATCCTGACAACTACGAGATGTTAGCAAATGTGTGGGCTGACAAGATTAAACTGTCTGATGCGTTTATCGAAGGGCATGCTGAAGATGTTATTGCACTTCTAGGTATGCCTTCACGAGCGGACGCTAAAGACCCTGTATTGCAGCACAACTACTTTGCAGGAGTTAAGACACTAGTTTCCGGTTATGTAGAAGCCTCCTTAGACAAGCTGTATGAAGGTCTCACAAGCCCTGATGCAGCAGTACGTAAGATTGCTCTAGACCACGTTAATAATATTATGGCGTTTGATAACAAGCTTCTAAATAAGCCAAAGTCTTTCAAGCAAGCTAAAGTTGTTGATAATGGTATTCATACTGTTCTAACTAAGTGGCAACAAATTAAGTTCCAAGTAGTTGTACGAGCAGTATACGGTCAAGCCATGGAAGATGGTTTAGCTGAGCTCGGTAATGAGTTTGCTGTGTACGGTGAGAGTCTTAACGAAGCGGGCAATACTGCATACCATGTGTTCAAAACACTACAAGACTCTCTTGAGAAAGGTCTCATGGAAGCGCGTAAGCAAGACTTCATGTCTAACGAAATGCGTGAGATTATAAATAATGACCCAACACTAACTGCTCTGTATCCTAGAATGAAGTTCTTTGACACAGGTGATGGTGCGGGTATCCATGCCTTTAAGAAGAACAATGAACGTAATACAGATGCTGGATCTAGAGTTGTTACTAGGTATCCTGATGGGCGCCCATTTAATGGCAAGAAGTCTACCAGCGCACGTACCTCTACTGTAAATGACAGCGCACCGGGTGTTAGCCTAGTTGCAAGATCTATCCAGGGCATGGACGATGTCTCTGCACGTAGTGTATTCGGACAGTACCCTGTTATGCACTTATTTGATGCTGTGTTCTCTACAGTACTCAATACTGTAAGAAATACTAAGGAATATAATACAGCTACACTTGAGGCGAATAGGGACTTCTCTATCTTCGACAATGCAGTTGCATTACTTCAGAATATTGTTGATACCTTAGATAAGAACCCTGCTGCTGCAGCTATTGTTGCTACCCAGGTGCTAGATAGTGAAAGCCCCTTATTTGAGATGGATTTCAAGGCTATGCTTAAGGCCGCCTTAAAGACTCAAAAGAAGATCCAAGGAGATAAAGCAGTACTATTCGGTGAAGATATTGTACATGTAGATCATGCTGGTCTAGAGAATACAGGTATTATCAATGAAGGTAACATTAACGAAGAGGTTACTGAAGCTGGTCTCGACGCACTTGTTGAAGCATTCCTAGGTCAGCCTTTAGGGGCAGATGCTGCCTCACAGATTGATCACACGAACTTCGTACACTCAGATAGTGAGACACTCTCCTCAGAGAACGCACTGGATATCTTTGATACCTTAGGTGTTGCAGATAGACAGGGTAACTCAACAGATACTGCTGAGCATGTGACCCATTTACGTACCTTATTGGCAGATATAATTGCACCTGCACTGTCTAAGTTAGGTGACTTTAGTCTACGTATGCGTAGAGCTGGTGACACTAACGCCGGAAGTATCCAAGACAATGAGATCTTGCTTAACTTTGGTGTAAACAACGGTAGTAATGTACTACTGAACCAAGGATCCGAACGTACAACGTACGTACACGAATTAGTGCATGCCATTACACGCTTTATGTTTGATGATCCCAAGCTAAGTAATACAGCTGCTGAGATTGTTAAACTTAGGGAACGTGCTCGTAAGCATCTTAATGAGAAGTACAAGGGTGAGCCATGGAAAGCATTCCTGTCTCAGGATGAATCCATCGCTGGCCATGTTTATGACAAGGATGCAGAGATTGCCCATGCTAAGAGCACGTATGAATACGTATTTGAGCAGAAGGGCACATTCTATACTGCCGGCAATAGTAATAAAGCAAGTGCTAGAGGAATACACGAGTTTGTTACTTATGGATTAACAGACCCTCGTCTTAAGGCGGAACTTGCAAGTATGTCTTACAAGTCCAAACGAGATGCTGCTACGACCATTGGTGGACGTATCCAGAATGCATTCTTAGAGCTGATTGATCGTATTATTGGTCGAGTTAAGCATCGTGGAACTAACGCAGATTCGGCATTAATACAATTAGTAGCTGCTTTAAATAAGGTAGATACAAAGACTCGGTTTAACACGAACTTCATCATGAAGGGTATTGGCAGGGTAGATGATATATCCGCACTTAAGATAACTAAGTGGGTATTTACACCTATAGCAAAGATGGCTTTAGCAGCACAGAACGTACGGTCTAATACCATACTAGGTAAGTCCGTGCATGTTGCAGCTGGCGTAGTCGGAGCGGTTAACCCGGTACAGGAATTACCTGTTGGGGACACTGGCGCCATAATGAAACTACCATTCAGAGAAGCTCTAGACGAGAGTCGTAAGCGACTTAGGATTAGTAAGAACAGTCTACTTATGTACATCCTTCGTACAATAGCGGGCCCTAGTAATGATATGGATCGCAAAGTCGAGCATATGCTTGCCAAATCTAAGATGGTTATCGACCAAAGTCGTAAAAACATCATTGAAGGTACTCGTAAGCATCTCGAAGAGTCATTCAGAACTCCAATGGAGAAACAGGACTGGGAGGCACTAACACTGTCTGTACTAAAAACAGACCTAATTAGCCTGTTCCCTAACCTGACTGCTGAGGAGATCCCTAAGTTCGCTGATATCCTACGTAACACTAAAGGCGTGCGTAAGAATAAGATAGCTAAAGTGCGGGCCAAGTTAGCTGCCTACGGCGTTATAGGTGATCACTACATCCAACAGAGTAAAGGCTTAGGTCTGTTCATGGCTAAAGGTGAGGTGACAGTACGTATGCAGCGCCTAAATGCCTATATGATTGCTAACTCTAAGGGTGTTGTGCAACCTAAAGACATGCCTAAGGATTTAGCGGCAGTAGAAGCGCTAGTTGAAACCCTGGCTTCCCTATACGCTATAGATAGTACTGATGGTAACGTTAATGCACGTACTGCAGACATCTTTGAACGGGAAACAAAGGCTAATGCTAACAAGAATGGTGTTACTGAGTTCTTGGGACTGGCTGTAAGTGCTAAGCAGGATGCCCTGGCTAAGAACTTCAACAATGATAAGACCCATACAATTAAGGGACATATTAAAAGTATAACCAACCCTAATATCTCTGTGAAGGTTGCCCTCTTGTCTGAAAAGAAGAAGATGCGGGAGATGGGCTACAAGCTGGTAGCTGCACTACAGGATGACACTGTCTCGGATCCATCTAAAGATAACAAGGCGCTGTACTCAAGTGACTTTGTCACAATGCAGGACTACAACAGGGGCATCATCTCCACTACGAGCATGCGTGCTTCTGGAACATTGCTATCCCAGATGTTGGCTAACTCTACAGTAGAGACATACAATTATGCCTCTTCTAAGAAGGCAGTTAAGGCTGCTGTGACTAGCAATAACAGGGAAGCACGTAAGAACATGCGTAACCCTGATCATGCAATCACTGATTCAAGTGTGATGGTACCAGTTTTTGATACCAATCAGAATATTGTAGACTTCCGTTACATGATGACTGACCACACTAAGCTGAGTGTTCTCAAGCAGGAGCTACGGTCAAATGTAGTACTAAGTGCTCTAGTAGGATCCATCTCTGATAAGGCTAAAACTACAGTGATGAACGAAGAGGCTCTGGTACTAATGAAGGAGGACTTCGACGCCAACTTCCTTAAGAAATCGGATGAGTTTATTAAGATTGGTCTAAACTCCGGTAAGGCTAAGCATCGTGAGCTGTATAACATGCTCCCTGAGGAGACCAAGATGCTTATTAAGAAAGTGTTTGGTGCCAATGAACTCCATATTGATGAGAAGTACATTGATATATTATTTGGTCAACGATCCCTGTCAATAGCAGACCTGCCCTTCATGAACCATAGAATCGTTAAGATCGCTGAGGTAATCTGGAAGGAAATGGTGTCTATGGCTAAGAAGAATATCGTTATAAAGACGGGCTCTGTGTTGTACCACAACATCTTATCTAACACTGTTGTTGGTATTTTGAATGGTGTACCCATTGAGTTCATGATAAAGGAACAATTACGTACAGCAAGGGATCTAAACGCCTATATGAGCGTAAAGCGTGATCTATATGCAACCAAGGCAGAGCTTAAGGCTGCAATCAGTCTGAACGACACTAAGGGCATCTCAGAGGCACAGGATACGATCAAGTCGTTCGAGTCTGTTCTGCACAATAGTCCGGTACGTGAGTTAATACGTAGAGGTATGTTCCAAAGTATTACTGAGGAGATTGACACTGAGTCTGATCCATACTCATATGCAAGTGCATTGTCTGAGAAAATAAATAAGTTTGCTGGCAAGAACAAGACCTTAAGTAAGGTTAATGCTGGTGCTCAGGCTGTTGGTAGGTATACGTACATGACTGATGATACATCTATGTACAAACTGCTGTTAAAAACTACTCAATATAGTGATTTTGTTGCTAGGCAGGCAGTCTTCAAGTACAAGACTGAGGTGGTAGGAATGACTAAAGACGAGACGGAGAACCTTGTAAGGGATCTGTTCGTTAACTACGATTTGCCTGACCATCAGATCATTCAATACATGAACGATACTGGCATCTCTATGTTTACTAAATATCCTATGAGGATGTTACGAGTAATATTTAAGATGATGAAAGGTAGGCCGGTTGAGGGAATAATGCTAATACTACTTGAGGACTTCATGGGATTCAATATAGATGATCCCACTGATATGGGTCTCAATATATTAAACAGTCCGTTTGGTATTGTAGAAGACGCCTTTACCCAAAGCGGTGTTGAAATGGCTAGAAACGTCTTCTAATCTTTGGTGTCGTCCATAAATAGTAGCTTGGCTATAAACCAGGCTGCTGCTAAGGACACAAAAATACCTGCCAAAGCGGCCAGGAAAGGTGCAGCAACGAGCAATCCGAAGATTGCCCCTGCTGATAACACCACCTTAATGTGTTTTAAAAAACCTCTCAAGAGAAAAGGCTCTTAAACTTACTACCAGCTGTAACCTTTGGGGCTACATTCATAGGCAGATCATCAGCGATGTCTAATAACATCTCCAACTGCTTATCTTCTGATAGTGCGACAGGCTCGTTAGACATAATACCCTCTAACTCCCCTACCAGTGTGCTCACATCTTCCGACGCAGCATTGAATGTAGGAGGTGGTATAATATCGTCCTCAATTGGACGTATATACATATCCATAACAGTAAGCTCAACTGTACCGTTATTCGGTACATCATTGCCCTTAACCTTACGGCCCCCTTTGACATGGATATCGACCAGACGATCTCTGGTATACCCCCGCCTAATGTAGTACTCCCGAATAGCCTCTTGGACGTCTTCGGTCTTCATCTTGATGTCCATTACAACTCCTTTACTGTGATGATAACTCGTGGATCATCCTTGTCTTTCTCACCAAAAACAAATGTAGTACGGACTATGTGCTTGTAGTCGTCATCAGGGATGCACCCTAGCTCTACTAGGGCATCTTCAAAATACTTCTGATGAACTGACAGTACATTACCCAAGTCCGTCCTACGGGCTGTTTTAGGCATAAGACAATACTCGACCTCTATCGGACACTGGAAGGTTACCCCAACAAGTTGAGGTGTCATGTCGCCTTTATAGACGATCTTAGCCTTATTCAGTGTCTGATAGTGAGTGTTCCTATAGTTATTTAGATTCAGGATAAACTTCCTTCCTCGTCGATTAACCAGAACACTCAGCGGAGAAGAGAATGTCTGTTGCACGGTTATGAACCGAACAAGCTCTTCTTAGGCTCAGTGGTGGTTGTACCCATTGATGGAGCAGCAGCACCACCGGCCTTAGCAACTTCACCAGCCTTAGCAATGGTCTTGTCACGGCTAACACCAGTGTTCTTGGCTACCCAACCTTCGTAGAAGGAAGCTTCAGTAGCACCATCACGAATCTCAGGAGTAGTCATCAGGTCAGTAGTACGGAACACCTTATCAATCTCGTTGATAGTACGAGTTTCACCGCTAGTAGCAGCATTCCAAGCACCAGACGAGTCTTGCTCACGCTTGTTCTCGATGACCTTCTTAACACCTAGAGTGACATCCTTACCTAGAAGCGTCATAACGACAGACTTCTGCTGAGGCATATCCTTCTTAGCATCGTAATCATAGATCTTAAGAGTCTTAGTCTCAATCTCCTGATCAGCGATCTCTTCACCAGTAGCCAACAAGCAAATAGAGTTTGCTGTGTTGAAGCCCGGAAGATACTTTTTCTCACCTGTACGCTTATCAACGTAGGTGTTCAGGCCGCCTTTAGCAGTACCTGAGGTTACGTAGATGGTTTGACGTAATGTCTGACCATTGTTGCTCTTGAACACAAGGTTCAAGCTCGTTGCACCACCAGATGACGTATCAAAGTAAGCAGTTTCCACTACCATGTTGTACGCACCTGATTCTAAGACACCGCCGCCTCCAAGAGAGTTGGTTTCGTTGCCTACTGCTGCAGATGTTTTTAAATTATCTAAAAAACTCATAGTTTTAATACCTTTATTAAACGTAATATTCGTGAAGTCGGTCAATAACCAACTGAATGTTGTTATCAGTAAATGTTTCTTGTGTAGTCCACATACTGAGGGGAGCTCGCATACGCTCATTAACTGTATCTTTAGTGATACGAGTCTGGAAGACGTACTTAAAGCCTAGTTCTTCTTCATCTGGAGTGATATCCAGTAAGTCGCTCTCATACTTTTTCAAGTGCTTGAGATTTACCTTCTTCGTACTTACTACAGTAGAGAAATAGGACTCAATGCCTTGGTTCATGAGGGAACCTTTTACCTTAACAAGTGTTTCCATTGCCATCTCGGCATCATTCATGATGTCAGAGGTGTGAGCAATAAAGATCACATTCTTAGTAGATTCAGCAACATATTTACTCATTAGCTTCTTGAAGAATTGGGCATATTCGCCCCATGCCTTCATCGTGTTAGACGATGTCAGCACGTAATAGGACTCGAACATATCCATCATGTAGGTCAAACTGTCTACAACGATAGTATGAACGTCGTCCATCTTCTCGGCTTCTTCAAATGCCTGATACACCTGTACTGGGTCGGTGATACCAAACTCTTTGAACTTACCTCGAAATGGTAATTTCTTATTATTCTCGCAATTTAAGTAAATAACACCTTCAGGGTTTGCAATGTTCATCAGACTAGCTGATTTACCTGTGGCACTCTTGCCTGATATGAGTACCAGGTTATCGTTCATCATCATAGGGTTCCCCTGTTAGTGAATGGATTGCTTCTGTGGCTCGCCGTAAGTCAGTAGAGCTTTAACTCCAAACTTCATAGGATTACCAGTGATACGCATGGTCTTAGATAGAAGGTCTGCACGAACGAATGAATAGTTCTGCTCACCTAATTCCTCTAGGGCACCGTTGATGCTTACTAGAGATAAGTCCTTCTTAAGATCCATCTCGATGTCCTTAAGGATAAAGAACGTATGGCCTTCGCAGACTTCCACTGTGTGATCTACTGCTACAATTGCTTCAGCGATAACGTCCTTATTGACGCTATCTACTGCAATTAATACATCGCATATTGCCATAGTTACTCCGAGTCTCGTTTAGTTACAGCTGACATAGCTGTGGTTAGTACAGTCTTCTCAAGTTCTTCCTGAGGTAATGGGTTCTTCATCTTCTGGTTAAAGGAGATTACAGAATTACGGATAGCTTCAACTGTGTAGCCACCGTCCACTAAGACGTACGTGTATTTAATTAATGTATTAGACCTGCTACCCACACCAGCGTTAAGTAGTAGCCAACGCTCTAGGTTAGATAGCGAAGCATGATCCATGATCTTCTGATGCTGTTCTGCCTGCTTATTTGTATCAGGGATAAACATTAAAGCATCCAGCATCTTACCTTCTTGGTAAGAGTACTCACCTGGGAACGATTCCCACTTACGTGCGATGTCCTTGGTGGATCTATCAGTTTCAAATGGAAGCCATTCAAACAGGTTAGTCATGAACTTAGAGTACAATGCCGTATTCAACTTCACATTGTGAGTTAAAGGCATAATAATTCTAAAGCGATTATGTTCTGCAGTATGACGCTTAGTCGTAGCAAAGAATGCCTTATAGTCCTTAAGCAACATCTTAGCCTGCTTCAACGAGGTACCTTCATCTACATCAAGAATAACTAGGTTAAACCCAGGTATTGCCTTGTCAGATGTCCGGTACTTGTCCTCAAAGTGATGAGCTGCATAATGGAAGTCAGGAGCACTAACCAAATTATGTAACTGATCCCATGGAGCGTATTCAGGCTCAAAGTTATTAACTATGTCTGTAGAGTACGAGATACGCAGATTCTGCATGTCCGACTCGTCCATAGTCTCACCCTTAAAGAACTCAATGCTGTCTGAATAGGAAGTACGTATAACAATGTTATTACGGTATCCCCATGCAATAGCTTGGGTCATGATGTCCTTACGATGGGCTGCACCTCCTCTAAAGAAAGGTAAGTCCTCCATAAGATCCACATGGGTCACTTCTTTACGAACATCAGCTAAGTAGATAGCCACACGCTCATGCGTACGAGGTCTGTTCAACATTCTACCGAATGCCTCACCAGAGTCCTCAACAAGCTTAAACGCACTGTATAAGTGAGCGGAGGTCACAATGGCGCTACTATCTATAAATGCATAAGCACCTGCTAGTTTTAACGCCTTGAAGTACCTATGGCTCATCTCTGCTTTTTGGATCTCCTCAAACTCACGCATATTACGAGCACGTGTCTCGCACATCTGCTTATACTCTAGAAGAATTAGAGATTCTGGTTTAAGAAGAGCTAACTCACTATTAAAATTAATAGGATCAGCCAACTTATGCATACTGATAGCTAGATCATCTAGTACCGTGTCTGCAGAAGTGTCCGTTAGCATGTCAAACAGGTCTTCTGGAGAGACATTGATGTCAGTATGAACCTTGGTAGAGTAACCAAACAAACAACGTCTAGCGTAGCCTGTGTCGAGCATAGACATATACTCTTCTTCAGTCTTACCACCGTTCATGAGCTTACTGGGAGTACCGTAGAGCATCATGTTAGTAGGGGTCTTACCATCAATCTCCTCACTACGTAGATTCTCAGCAGTGTTCTTGATTAGCTTTGGCTTAATCTTACCTACGTCGTACAATTCCAAGAATGTATTCAATACATCTGTGTTGTGCACTAGGTTAGAGCCAATCTCATCAATCTCTAGGTTAATACTGCCAGCACCCGACATAAGAAGCTTGTGGCGCATCTGCTTAATAGCAGGAGATGTACCTGAGTCGAAACTAAAGAGTAGGGGCCCTAGTAGTTCAAACTCCTTAGTAAGCTTCTCTTCCATCTCATCAACTGGGATGTTATGCCGAGGTGCTCTGCGTATTGCCTCATTTCGTATACTCTGGTTTGCAAGAGTAGGAAATGTTTCAGATAAGAAACGTTCCTTAAACAAATGAATGACATTCTCTTCAATAATGTTGGTACTAAATCCCTTACCTGATCCAGATACACTAAGATTTATAGCGTACGTGTTCACCGGAATAGTCCCCTGGTGCAGTGTTTTTAAATTAACACGCATCATGGAAGCTATCTTAGAGAAATAGTAGACGGTCAATATCCTGAAGAATAGTGGGTTATTGTTCTGGGTCTTCTGAACCAGGGTCTTAACCAACTTCTCTTGCGGGACAAAATAGTCCATATCTTCAAAACTTTTCATAATTCCCTCTTTTAGACTATTAATCTACCTGAAGCTTTATAGCCGGCAGCCTGTTTACATATGTCAACGGCAGGGCAATAAGCACAAAACTTGATTTCACCCTTCACCTCTACAACGACACCAACAGATCCATCTTGCATAAGACGATCATGGGCTTCAAAGTATGTAGTGAAGTTTTTAGTAGAACGAGCTCTACTGTTAGGATTTTTATAATACTTAAAGACAGGATCCCGTTCCCATAAATCCTTAGGGGTACAATCAGGCATCTCAGATTCATCTGCAGTCTCTAAGGTAGCAACCAGGTTGATACGCTCAGATACAAATGCCTCTGTCTCCTGTACGGAATTCAGTACGAACTTCTGAGGAACAATCCGACTTGCTGGATAGTTCTTGTCAGACCGTGCCTTAGCAGCACTCCAGTCAGTGAAGATGTATTGGATATACATATAGTCTTCAGTGATGATGTTCGGGTGCAGCCACTTATAGATACTACCCTGCTGAATGAACTTCTCAGCGTTGGATTGGTTAATGTATCCGTAGGTGCCTGTAGTCTTGAAGTCTTCTAATACACCGCCTGACACGAAGTCAAACTTACCTGAGACAGTGTACTTACCAACCTTCTTAAATCCACGTAGCTCCATATAGATGGGTACGGAATCATCAGTCAGCTGTTCTTTAGTTGGGTTAATCACAATATTGTTCACTACCCTAGGGGAGTAACCAAGTTCGAGTAGATGCTTAGGCAGCTCAGGGCTTAACCAAGCGCTCTCTATTGCAGTATGGATTGCAGTACCCATTCTGCTAGGAATTAGGTCAGCTACATCGGATTGTGAGTTACCTGCGGCACGTCGTCCCAGTACTAAGCTCTTAATTGGCTTTAATAGACTGGTAGCACTAATGCTATATGGATCGCTTGAATGATCATAATCATCATGGGCTAACCATAGGGATACGCTCATAGGCAAATTGGCTGTATTTGTTAACATAGATAGTTCTCTTCATAGAAGTGTGCGGAGCACAATATATTTTGTTTAATAGTCTGATTACTGGGATACCCCCTCTGTCACCAGTTGCGGGGGCCACAACTCTATGGGGAAAAACACTAACCCTGGCTTATTGATTCTTTAACTCTACTTGGTAGGTATGCTCATCAACGAGAGCACACATACTTTAGCATTTTTAAAGAGCTGCATGTACTATTTCTGACCTTGTAGCGTTATTAGGTATAGTAAGTTTATCAGCCATACTAGGGTAGTATATTTCTAGGGTTGCACCAAGCTTAACAGTGTCGTGTTTTAGTTCCGGCAAGTCCTGCCATGACATACTTTCCACGAGGTTCGTGTTTAACCAGTGGATCAAATCTGGGTCAGCTTTAACCATGTAATACTGAGCATCATGGATATGAGCTATGGGTAAGATGGTGTATCTGTAGTCAGATGCATGCACCTTATCCATAAATTCATTAGCTGCCCTGTTATTTAACAGGCCATAAGACTGTCCTAACGCATTACCTGCGGTACGACCTTCAGCTTGCGCCTCATACGGCGTATGCCTCGTGTTTAAGATGGTTCTAGCTAATAGTGGGGTTCTTAGTCGAAGACCAAAAGCACCCGTCACATAGCCCTCCTTAGACGCTAGAAGCAGTTTATCCTGTACCCAATTATCTGAAATTTTATATAATTCATGATAGTTGTCCTCAATCTCTTTAGCTTCCTTCTTAGAGAAGCCTAGGTTGTTCACTAAAGTATGTGACGTACCCTGGTAAGTAAGAGCAAATGTAGGGCCCTTAGATCTCTGCCTAAGTGCTTCGTACATGGTCTCAATTGAGTTAATGGATTCAACAGTGTCCACAATGTCAGGCATCTGCTTACCGAAGTAGGCGAATGCTCTCATACAGTGACCGTCATACCCATCGGTATAAACCTTTAGCTTGTTTGGATCTCGTGTAGTCAGTGCAGATATCCTATCCTCTAGGCTAGAGAAGTCAGCACCTACTATTACCCACCCTTCAGGAGCCTGGAAGCATCCTTTAATGGCTTTAGCGTACTTACTACCAGTAGAGGGCAACTGTTGTAAGTTGATCTTAGACGAGCTTAGACGACCTGACTTGGTACCTCCTAGGTGGAAGTTACCGTGCAGGAACCATCTACCCATCTTAGGTATGGTTTTAAATAAGAAGGCAGGGATGAATGCAGTTAATAATTTACTAACTTCATTTATCTCTATTAAATACTTAAGGACTCTAGCTACCTTAATAGCATCGTCCCTATTCTTGATCTTCGATGCGCCACTCATAATTTAAAGTTTCCTGTGCGTCTTTAATATAATTAGACAGTGCTATCTCAGGAAAGTCATCCAAAGATATACGGGTATTGAGTATTATTTGTGACACAAACGGTATTGAATCAGCACCATCAGGTACGTAATGCATTCTACGCATATCTACATTAAGGTCAGAAAGTAGTAGAACTGTTTTCATGCGACTAAAATACTGGGTACTACCCTCTTCCTTCATTAGAAGGGTTAAATCGCCTGTAATACAGTTACTTTTTAAATTATAGTCCTCAAGACTCCAGCTGATACCTACAGTACCAGGAGAGATCTTATCAAGACCAACCCTGAGCTTCTCACCCAGGTCTCTTAGTTTAAATGTGCTCATAACTCATCCTCAGTTATATTATATTGGTTAATCAAGGAGTCATATAACTTCTTAATTGTCTTCTTGCCTGTAGCTGGTTGCCCAGTATCAGTAATATCCAATATAGGTAACCCAAGGAAGTCGTAGAGCAAGCTACCAAGCTGTTTAGGACTATTGGTGTTAAGGCTGCTCTTAAAGTCGTCTAGGGGTTTAAACAACTTCTTGAGCAGCGCATTCTTTTTAATGAACGCTTTCTTCTGCTCTAACCATAGGTAATCCTTAACAAGCTCTTCCTCTAGCAAGCTAGATGTACGCTCGTCCATGATTTCCTGCAGGTCATACTCAACATCTTGGATCGTAGGCATATCCATAGGCATGCCTGTTAACTCCATTTGAGTAATATTCTTCAGTGAAGGTAAAAAAATATTGGAATAAAATTCCAGCTGGAATTCATCCACCATAGTTTTGTGGTACTTATTAAATACATACCACGTGCTTAAGCAATCAACTAAATTGTAGTTCATAAGATCTACATTTTGGATCAAGTTAATATCATGGATATCTTCCTGAGCGTAGTTGCCGGCAAACTCGAATGCGTTCTCCTTTAAGGAGAGTTTATTCTCTGCAGTATTATTCGTAGCCAGATAAGTGATTAACTTTGTGTCATCAATATCCCTAAACATAATGTCTAGGGCATCTATCATTGCAACGAAGTCCGTAGGATCCTCATACATGAAGAAGTCATAAATAATACAACGAATATCGAAGGATGCATTATGATATTTAAGGTTGCCCTTAAATTCTACAAAGAAATTATGCATCAGGTCAGCTATATGAAGCTTCTCTTCAGAACTACGACTAATCATGTGGTTCACATTTATAGTGACACCTTCATGCTGGTTCCATGCAAATGCAATAGTCCCAATACGGGACACATCAATGCTTAGACCATAGGTCTCCACGTCACATGTAAGTGAGGGATACTTAAGTAGCATAAGTAGAGTGCTAGTGATGTCAGGTATTGTATGAACAAAAGTTGACGATCTGACAACATCTTGACCCAACTGTTGATAGTTATCAGCTAGATGATCAGCAATAGCAGCTAAACTTAGGTCTATCTTGTCTTGGATACGTGGGTTATAGAACAACCCTTGGTAGTTACCGGTTAGGAACACATGCATGTGCTCAAAACCTTCAACAGTACAAGGCATTCTGTAACCATAGTGTGGTTCCGCCTTAGATTGACGGGTAGCAGCCTTAAAGTACGCAGAGTCTGCGATGATTACAGTAGTAATACCATCTGCATTTATATCTGCTAAAAGTGCAGGTAGCACTTCCTTTATCATCTTAGCTGGAGCCTTCCCTAAGGAGTTATACTCTAGCGGAAGAGCCTTTAAACATACCTTTAAGGGGTTTCCGTAGTGCTGCTTAATGTCGGTATACTTGAATGCGGTGCCCTTAATTAACAGGGCAGCCTCCGGAAACTTGTCCGGGTCTGTGTATAAGTGCTTCATAGTTACCTCAGAAATTAGGTAGTCCGTTGTGACCGCAGGTGGACTAATCCTGTAGGAACACCCCATGGAGAGGGCTGGTCTCATGTAAACTGTTTAGTACGCCATTAGTACACCGTTTGTACGCTTAGCACACCTTTAGTACGCCAATGACGGGTAGGGCTCTATTAATAAGAGCATATCTTTATGAGAGTTATACTGCTCGATCTTAGCTCGTGCAGTCATTTTACGTCCTATAGCATCTTCACGATCCTCTAGTGACTTTGAATATATTTCATTGTACTGCTTAACGGTTAGTAGCTTGGGTGTGTCCATCAGACATGATCCTATGGTAGTTGGCGAGTGTATCGCTATGCAATATATCTTGGATTTCTTCCAAGGTGTAATAATGCATAAGATATTTCATAGTACGTTGTAGCACTTCAGCCGTTCTTACATCTCGGCTATTTTCTTTAGTATTAATAGTAATACTCCTACTGTGAAATACATAATAGACTCCACAGGAAAGTCGTCTTCATTGATGTTCATGATGTACCCCTAATTTTGGAGCACATATTATATCTTAAAATAAGATGGTTAGGTCACTCCCATCTATAGAAGATGTGGTCACCTATTAGACCGACTCGTACCATACCACGGTCATTAATCCAGTTCGGATGATAACCTATCTTATGGTAATGGGTCGAACCATCTGTAATATCTGGGTACACGCCTAATATGACGTCACTGGCCAGCTTATTTGAATACAACCATGCGCTTATATCTTTTGGCTCATCTGACTTACCGTCACACCACCAGCTGAATGCACATCTGTTACGTACCGGAGCATTATTCCAGTAACGTCCCGCCTTTACCACACCGCACACATCGTCTTCGTAACGACTATCTGCAACACGGTTCATAACTACGTGGTTTACTGCTAACTCACCTGCTGTAGGCTCACCACGAGCCTCATGATACCCATTGAGGGCTAGACACATTAACATCTCTGCTATCATTTGAAGCCTCCAATTCCCATACCATTTCCTGGTAGTGGGCAACTGCCTTGTATTCATCGGTTGTTTTAAGAATGGTGATACTACGTAGGTTGTCAGAGTGTACCTGGTACATCCCTTTAAGCTGCATCAGCATCACCGAACCACTAGGGTTTTTAAATTTTCTCATATTATTCTCTTTAATTATCAAACCATATTACGATTCGTGTAGTGGTTTCACGATCTATAACAATAGGTGTAGGTACCTCATTCAAGATCCTAATAAGATTAAATATATATGCCTTCTGTCTTGAGATGTCATCAGACTCTTCTATAGGTAGGATAGACAGCTTTATAATCATGGCGTTTAATTCAACCTTTGTATGGTACGTATGGGAATGCCCATCATCCCCCCAGGAATCACTCTCCTTCTCCACCAGATTACTAATATTTTCTGGCAGACCCTTAGGTGGGTGCCCATATGAGTACCCCTCACGCACATCTGCCAATAAACCAAATGCTGCATAACATCTACCTGGGTCGTCGTCTTTCCAAACAGGTGACATACCACCATCTTCATCTTGGCACCAAGTATCATAACTTACCCAGTAGTCTGTACCGGGTCTTTGGTATTCTTTAAATACGTGTATATCGCATCCCATAATGGTTCTCCTTAAAAAATAAGGATACCCAGCAACTTTGTACTAGATACCCTTAAACCGGTGGCGTGAAAAAGTGCGGAGCACTTATGACAGCAATAGTAGTTTGATCTGGAGTTCATTCAACAATGCATACATCTTAGGGTCACGTAGATCGTGATCCAGGTACTCTGTAGGCGTTATCATCGGAACTAGTTGATTGATATGTGGAGGTAAGGCATAGGCTACATCAGTCACACTGTTACTCTTATTATTAAGATAACTTAAGTATGTCTTAACCTTAGCTGTAGTAGCAGTTAGATCATCCAAACATTTTATATGCTTGGTAATCTCTGCTTGGTTATAGTCAGGTAACTCAAACATATATATTGTTGGTGGATTAATGATGTTTCTATCGTTGGTCACATATAACCAATAAGTAGCCCCACTAGAGGTACGTAGCCTAAAACCTTCTTCCTTACTAGGGGTGTCACGCATAGAGGCAAGATACCTGAATAGTAATATCTCCCTGGTTTTAATAGCAGGCAGTATGTACTTTGACCTTATCTCCCATAGTAGAGATGACACATTAAGTTTCTTCGACATATCATCCTCCAATAGTATTCTTAACTTTTATTTTATTAATAGCTAATTCATTTATAAGCTCCAGTGAGACAGTACTGTCTGACCCACCTATTCCAAACGGCTCAATAGCTTGGCTATCACCATAGCCAGTTAGTAATGATGTGTTCTTGAATAGTGCCAGCATCTGGGTAGCATCCTCTAAGGGCATTATCAACTTAGTTGAATACCCAAAGGACACTACGGCAAATAGTTTACCATGCATGTTCTGACTCATAATATATAGTCTCCCCATACTCCTGTGGGTCATGCTTAGAATAGCAGATCCATAGAGTATCAAATTCGTACCCATCATCTGGGCCAATTGCCTCTGCATATAGATCAGTGAAGTACAACAACACATTAGTGTCGTTCTCCTTACAGTAATCTAGTGGTGGTAGGAACGAAGTCCCTCCACATCCAGAGAATTTAAGTTTTAGTATGTCAGTACTGTCATCCACTTCATGAATGTTATGGATCTCATAATCACAATCCAGAATAGTCATCCTATTTGGCTTATATGTGTCATGGATACTCTTAACTTCAGTAAGGATCTCAGCCAACATAGCAGGACTAACTGACCCTGACGTGTCTACTGCCACTGTAATGTGGTCAATACTCTCTGAGTACATAGTAGGCATGTAGTGATGAGGGAAGTACCGTCTGTTAGGACGCTTCCACGTATAATCATCTTTAGCATTACTATCCATAAAGCGAGCTAACAACTGAGTCCAATCTAGAACAGGGTTAATGAGAGCATCAATAACACGGTCAACTTCTCCGGGTATGCCACCTGCTTCCTCACCACCTTCCATCTTAGCCTGAGATCTAGCCTTCATGACGGTATCTTGCACACTAGTAGCAATATCGCCTAGTGTCTCAGAGTCTGCACCATCAGAGAAGTCTACATCGCCCTCAAGAGCGTTAGGCTTACCCTGAGCATCCTCATCTTGGATCAGATCATCATAGATCTGCTCTGTGCTCCAGCCGTGGTACTTTGCATCATATAGATGTGGCTCAGGTAATATGTAACCACTGTTACGCAAGATGTCGTTGATGACATAGTCACCAGCTTGGTTATAGACACTGTGGTCACGTTCACCCTTACGGATCATGTGCATCAAGGCAACATGCATAATCTCATGTGCCAATACACCGATACGTTCCTGCTTATTAAGCGAGTTAAAGAACGATGGGTTAAAGTAAATACGTTTACCATCAGTAGCTGCAGTATCAATAGCATTAGTAAAGATATGCTGCATCATCAGACCAACAGATATTAGGAAGGTACCCCCTTGCATCATTAAACCAATCTTAGTCCTATCCAGCTCCTTCTGTAGGGCTGGTGTAATTTCAACTTGTGGGTATTTGTCTTCCATAATATTCTCCTATCCCCAACGGGATGATTTGTTACAAGTAAAGTGCTCCACCTCCACTTCATTACGGAACTGGGTGTAGTACTTAATCATGTTCTGTACTAGATCACGTGCACGACTGTAGTAGTGATGGTTGTTATTCTTATCAAGAACAAGCTTCATAAATAGCTGGCTTTCATATGATCCATCTACATGTGCGAATATAGCCTCATGCTGCTTAGCTAGAGGTTCCTTCCATAAAGTATGGGCAAGATTCTCAAGATCCTTAGGAACTGCAACCTTCTTATTATGGTCATCCTTAATAAAGCTAAGTAAAGTTACCTTTGTGATGAGAGTATTAATCTTATCCCGGTACTCCTTACGAATTGCCTTATTGGGTGGCATATAGAAGTTATTGACATGATCTTTCTGTAGCTTATACATTCCATTACTATTAGGTAGGAACATAAGCCTCTGAGCCCTATTTGGAGGTACCATATCGAACATTACAATGTCCTTATCATCCTCAAAGATCTTTCCTGTAGACGTAGACATATCAACAATGACCATCTGATTCTTATCAAGGTTATTCTTAGGAACAGGCACTTGCCTACCATCTGCAGTATGACCTGTGATGTCCATCACATAACTAGTGAATCGACGTACAGGGCCCACTACAATATTCAGCGAGTCTATCGTAACAACATCTGCCAGACCGTTGCTCACTATTAGTTCAATAGAGTTGTTCTCGTATATCCTAGAAGACACCCCATTGTGCCCATTATGAAAGTAAAATCTTTCTAAGGTTCCCTTATCAAATAATGGAATACACTGATGACGTATCTTACCAAGCTTAGTATCTTCGTCTGCTGCAGAGATTGCCGTAAAGACATTTACGTCAGACGTTAAATCTAGTGCTGATACATATTTCATAACATCTCCTGTGCGTTCTTTGTGATCCACTGGTCAATATATGGTGCATTAATGATCTCAGCGTTACGACGTACTGCAGACTTCCAAGTAACTACCTGAAAGTCAGCTGGTAGACGTTCCACGAACGTGGCTAAGTTGTTTATATTCTCCATAGAGACTTCATAGGAGATTAGTCCCGCTAGAGCATAGTGAACACTTGGCTCATTAGGGATCTTAACGGTAGTAGGCTTATTAATGATGTCCTTGATTTTAGGTAAGCTCTGAAAGATCTCACTAAACCCCTTGAACTCTAGTGCCGGGCCTTCACCTACGGTTCCAGCAGCACACACTACATCAATATGGCCCAGCTTCTCTTTACCTTTGATCTGCTTAGACAAGAACTCCCATGTACGAGGACAAGGGAATGTATCACCAGCATGGCTAGGGTCAAACTTATGAAGTAATTCTTTACGATATTCAATGAAGCTTGTGATCCGATGATCAATACCACTAACGTTAGCCCACTTGAGCCAAGCATCAGGGTCTACAGCCATAGTAAAGTGAATAAGGCGTGATTGCATAGCTGTACTTAAACGCTGTGTAATGGCCTTATCGGTGGTCAGGTTGCCGGCACCTACAATAGCTACATTCTTATGTAGATTGTGAGTACCTACCTGCTTATCTAGGCACAACTTATACGCTGCAGCCTGTACTGACATAGGTGCACTGTTCATCTCATCGAGAAACAGTAACCATCCGTTATATCCAGCTGGAACCTCATCCCCTTCAATAGGGAAGATCTCACCTGGGTAGAATGTTGCACGATCGTTCCGTACTCCAGGGAATCCCTGTAGATCAGTTGGATCTGCTTGGCTAAGACGAAAGTCTATAACCTTTAAGTTTAGCTCCTCAGCAACCTGACGTACGATGTCAGACTTACCAATGCCCGGACTACCTTTAATAAAAGGCACTAGTCCTGCATATAGTGTATTTACAACCGCTTCAGGGATGTCTTTAGTTGATAATTCCATAATAGTTCCTATTTATTAATTAGGTAGAAACGTGCGGAGCACGTATAAAAAAAGACACCCTTAGGTGTCTCTTGTGATTGGCTTAATTGCCTATAATGATAGTAGCTTTGCGTTCAGCTCTGCCAGTTTCTTGAGGTTGAATTGGCTAGCCCAATCCTTACCGTGCTTAACTGCCATTTCATAGTTAGCTATCTCACCTTTAACGTAATCTAGCTTCTTTTGACGTAATATTTTTGCTTTTAAATCCATTGCTGAATTCTCCTAGTACATGTGATTCTACTATGTGATTGATTTGGCTACGTAGCTTAGCCATACTTCCTGAGTTGTCTATAACAACATCTAACCTATCTATCAGCACACCGCTTTCGCTAGCGTGCTCTCCAGGGATACCTCCCCTACCGGTCACATGGATTAACATACCATGCTCACGTACCCACGCAGCTTCATCTTCAAAACGTACATCACTAACTATGTGAGTACCCTCTCCAATGCCCTCTATAATGCTTTCTACGGCACGTATCCACACATCATCAGAGATGTATTCTCTGCCCCAATCAGTAGCTAAGGACTGCATCATGTGACGTAGAGACACACCATACTTAGGATGGATAAGAGACTTATCACCTTTGTACAGTTCGTCGAAGGTTATACCTAAACCTACCTCTAACATATGCTTGATTGGGTCAGCGAACGCTGCGGTGTACGCATCATAATGCTTAGCTAACATATTGGTGACGGTGTCCTTACCGGATCTAGCAAGACCCGCTACACCGATTAGCCTAATGTTTTTCATAGTACTTCCTTAAAATAAGGGCTTCTGCCCTTCTTCTAAATACCAAGGGATGTCTATACGACATGTTGAACATGTCTTTATATTCATACTGGTAAATGTCAGTAGGTTAGTGGCACCACACTGTGGGCACTTTTTAGTTGATACTTTTGTAGATGTTGGTGCAACTACTGCAGGCTTCTTAGCCTTTAGCTTCTGCTCAAGGTTATTAACCTTCATCTTCAACATGGAGATAGTCTCCTTGTCTCTGAACATAGCTTTCTCACCCAGATCTACAAGATGCTTCCATTCCTCAATAGTCTGAGGCATAGGTTCACCTCTCGGTGTCATACCGTACGATCTGAGAGGCAATTGATTCTGCTGGGACTCTTCTTGCATGTTTATGCTCCCGGTCACCCTTACAAGCAGGGCAGTCCCCATGACTTCGACAAGTTGCATCTACTGCTTTGGATCCAGTGTATGGCTTACTCTTTGATCTACTCATGGGGACTCCTTTAATTGTTAAACTACGTACCAATCCAGAGCCAGTGTATCACTAACACTAGGAGCCCATGTATTGATAATTCCGTCTGCAGTCTTAATAGTCCAATAAGGCATTACACGAATGCTGGCGTACTTGTCCATACCATGGATCTCTGATGTTGCTTCACTAGCCTCACCTTTATACCCAGGCATAAGCACTACATGCATACCCTTACCATTCCATCCCTGACGAGCAATACGCATTCCATACCTTGCTGAGTCAATAGCTTCACCAAAATCCATTGTAGCGACGAACTCTCCATCACTCTCTGCTTGTTGCTCTGCAGCTTCCATTGCATGCTCAAGGTCATACATGCGTGCCTGTAGGACATTTAAGTAATCATTCATAGCAATGAACTGTTTACGCATAAGCATGACCTGATCGGCTGAGATGTCCTTAGGTAGGGATGCTAACGTCTTCTGTAACTTAATAGCCTTAGCATAAAGCTCTTCGTATTCATTATTGATACGGTCAAGTACTGTTTCTTCCATAGTTATTCACCCTTCAAGTTAAGTTTAATTTCCCATTCAGCGGGATCCTTCCAAGCATTGGCTTGATCGAATAGAGTATTGGCCTGTTCTTCATCGAACTCATATAAGTGAGGGACAGCAATCCATCCCAGATTCACTAGGTGCGATTTATTACAAGACTTCAATAATTCTTGATGTACCTTATCAGCTTCTTCGGAGATTTGATGCTGTTTTCTAGCCTCATTAAAATAGTGGACGTAGTAGGACGCATAAGACGTATGATTCTGGTCTTTTAATATCACTGCACATAAAATACACCACTTTGTGGTGAGATTCTCAATGATATGAGCTGTACTCGTCGTGGGTAAGTACTGTCTACCTGTACGTAGATTGACCATATGAGCCCCTCTACCGTTAGTTACAAACAGTACAGCTTTGTCTCTCAATGCTGCTTTATAAAACTGATTAGTAGTCTTATTAGCATTGTATTTCTTATTCCTTACTTTCTTCATAACACTCCATGGAACACTTTAATGTACATATAAGTGTACAACTG